ATGAGCATCAACATTCCGGCCGAGACGCCGGACGAATCCATGAACCCGATTTCCGTTGAGGAGTTCGAACGCCTGCACCCGGCGATGCTTGGCGCGATAAGGAAAGCCGTCCGCGAGGAATTAAAACTCTCTCACGCGGACGGCCGAACGTCAGCTGATGTTCAGCGCACGTTTGATCTTCAACTGGTCGTTCCGGATGTACCGCTGATATTCGGCGATGCCCTGCACGGCATCGGCCAGCGACACGATGGCCTGCTGAATGTTTCCGGATTGCGCGTAGGCCTTCGCGTCATTAGCGGAATTCACTGGATCGCGTTGCATATTATCACCTCCCTTCTTTGCGCGGGTCTGCTCATTCTTCCACTCGGCAGGAAGGCCCTCAAACGAAACACGTCGGAAAAGCAATCAGCGCTTACCAACGCATGAAAGGAGCGGGCGCGTGATGGATGACAAAGAGGTGTTCGCCGCATTGGCGGCGGCGTTGAAGCCGATGAACACAACGAAGGACATCGCGGACAACTGCGGCATCAAGGAAGGCACCCTGGCGTACTGGCGTAGCGCGGGCATCGGCCCGAAGTTCGTGAAGGTGGGACGAATCGTCATGTATCCGAAGGAGCAGATGATCGCCTATTTCGCGCAACACCTGTACCAGTGCACGGCCGAATACGAGGAAGAGGCGGGTGCGTGATGACTGACGACGACTGGCGTACCGATACCCCGTGGCCTGATCCATGGGAAGAAAAGGAGGACAAATGAACGACATCCGCAAGGCCTGCGTCGAAGCGATATTCAGGGAATTTGAGGACGAGGGCGACGCCATCCGTCCGGCCTATGCCGACGGGTGGAGTGACATCGAAGCAAGGCGTTCGCTCGGTCACATCGTCGGATACGTCGACCTCGACGTGGTCGACCTCGTGGACATCGTCATCGACACCATCAACAAGGAGCTGATGTGATGAAGGCCCTTGCCCGCGTCATCCTGCACCAGTCGCTGTTCGCGCTCTGGCTCGCCGCCATGTGGGTGCTGTATTGCACGCCGGCCTGCACGCACCCGATCGAACATCTCATCGCCGCGCCGTTCGCGGTGCTCATCCCGACGGCCGTCATCATGCGTCGCCTGTGCTCCGACCCCCGCTTCGCGCGCTGGCTGGACGAGCAACGGCAGTGAAGGACTTGGACGGTTCCGCACACATTGCGGCATGGACGCGGTTCGTCATGCGCGGCCATGCCGGAACCGCCCGCGCGTCAAGGAAAAGACGTTAAAACCAGCCGGACGGGTCATCTTCTCTCTTCTCCTCCCGCCCGGCCCTCGCCGGGGCCCGCGAACGGATGCGGGCGCCATGGATCGGCGATAGGACGCCGGCGAACGGATGCGCGGTTCGACCCCACGCCCCGGCACGACACCAATCCAAAGGAGGCAAACGTTGCCAAGCAAAACACCAAGCAGACCGGAAGGCGAGAAGTGGTTCGAATGGCCGCTCACACCCGCCAGCGTCGGCATGACGTCCGCCGAGCTGATCGGCGAACTGTACGAGACCATCAGCGCGCTCAACCGCGACCGTGGCTGGAACCTCACCATGGTCGCGCCGGCGCGCTTCGGCGAGATCGTCATCGACCGCGAGGCCGGATGCCTGCGCGCGAAATGCGCGTGGAAAGCCAAGGATCCCAGCCAGCTCGGCCCCGAGCCCGACGGATACGTGAAGGGAGCCTGACATGGCCATAGGGGAGACCGTCATCACCATCGTCGGCAACCTCACCGCGGATCCGGAACTGAGAACCACCGGCCAGGGCGCGCAGGTCGCCAGCTTCACCATCGCAAACACCGCGCGCGTATACAACAAGCAGACCGGCCAGTACGAGGATGGGCCGGCGCTGTTCATGCGCTGCTCGGCATGGAACGACCTCGCCCAGCATTGCGCGCAGTCACTGGCCAAAGGCATGCGCGTCATCGCCCAAGGCAGGCTCAAGCAGCACTCGTATCAGGCGCAGGACGGCACCAATCGGACCGTCGTGGAGCTGCAGGTCGACGAAATCGGGCCATCGCTGCGGTACGCGACGGCGCAGGTCGCCCGCATCAGCCGCCAGGGCGGTCCCGTCTACGGCAATCCCGCCGCGCAAACGCCGACCGTCAACACCGGAGCGGGCGGCTGGAGCCAACAGCCGGCCCAGTCCACGCAACCGGCCGCACCTGCCGATGATCCGTGGGGCGCTCCGGCGTCCGACCAATCGTCATTTGGGGACTTCGGCAAACCGGATCAGGAACCGGAATTCTAAAGGAGGAAGCAATGAAAGCCAGCGAACAACAGGCGCTCATCCCGCAGGAAGCCACGCCCGACACGCTCATCGACCTCATCGGCAAGACCCAGCAGGTCACCAAAGCCGCGGCCGTCGTGCTCAAGGCATGCCGCACCGTCATGGACACCCGCACCAAGAAGGAGCACATCGACAAGTGGGGCGGCATCCACGCCATCACCGAAGCCGTGTACGACTGCGCAGACCTCGCGCAGCGCATCCTCGACGCGGGACTGGCCATGGAGAACATGTGCGCGAAGCCGGCCACGTCACGGCAGATGATCGTCATCGACGACCTGCGCCGCAGTCTCGACATGGACGACGGCGACGTGGAGGCGACCGTCGATCCGGACACCGGCGAGATCGACTGAAACACAGGAAGGAGAAGAAGAGATGTGGTTCATCATCGACGACCAGATGGCCGACGACAGGCGCATCCGCCGCCTGCCTCTCGCCACCGTGGGACTGTGGGTCAAACTCTGCGTCATCCACTCCAAGGGCATCTCGATGCAGGCCAAGGACCCGGCCGCGTATCCAGGATACTTCGACAAGCTCGACCTCAAGGACGCCGGCGGCACCATGAAACAACTCCAGCAGCTCATCGACATGGGGCTCATGGAGGAGCACGGCGGCGGCTGGAGGCCAGTCTACGCCGAAGGCATCTGCAAGGAACCCAAGACGCTCACCGAGGAACAGCGCGAGGCCCGGCGCAAAGCCGGAAGCAAGGGCGGACGGCGTAAGGCCGCCAACCAAAAGGCCAAGCAACCGTCTAGCAACTTGCTAGCAAACAGCCAAGCGAACGGAGAGCAAAACAGTAGCGAGACAGGTAGCGAAACGTCCAGCAACTTGCTAGAGGACAGCCAAGCAAAAACATGGCATAAAACCGATACCTATACCGATAATCCCTCTCCGACCCCTCCCGCCAGCACCTCGAAGCAAACCGATACGCCGGACGCCGGCTTCGACCGTTTCGCCGAAGCCTATCCCGGATCCGTCGGCGCGAAAGGCCGCAAGACCGAAACCGAAGCACGAAGCCTGTACGCGACCATCGCCGGAAACCCCGTCGAACTCGGCCGACTCCAAACCGCGCTCCGCCGCTACAAGCACGCCGTCAACGACGGTCAAATCCGCAGCGGCCACATCCCACGGCTCAACACATGGCTCCGCGACCAATGGGAAACCTGGGCACCCGAGCCAATCTCGCCGCCGCCAATCCACAAGCACACCTGGAACTGCGAACACGTCCACCAGCTCATGGATCCACATGAGGACGAATACGACCACACCGGAAGCCTCCGCAACGGCAACCCAAGCGAATGGTGGAAGGCATGCCAGGCATGCGCAGACGAACTCAACAACCGACAAGAAACCAGCAAGGAGAAGCAATGAACAACTACCAAAGCAACGAAATCAAGCTCATCAACACCAGCCTCATCGACCCCCACCCGGACAACCCACGCAAAAACATCGGCGACGTGACCGACCTCGCGGCCAGCATCAAAGCCAACGGCCTGCTCTCGCCGCTCTCCGTCGTACCCAACGGCGAGCGCTTTCGCGTCATCGCCGGCCATCGTCGCCTTATGGCCTGCAAGCAGGCCGGAACCGGAGCCGTCCCATGCTTCGTGCTCGACCTCGACCCATTGCAGCAGCTCGAGGCGATGATCACCGAGAACTGCCAGCGCGAACAGCTCACCGTCCTCGAGGAGGCCGACGCCATCCAGGGCATGCTCGACCTCGGAGCCACCACCGCCAGCGTCGCCCACCGGCTCGGCCGAAGCGCCGACTACGTGCGTGACCGCGCCAAGGCCGCCAGCATCGACAACGAGGTCAGAGCGACCCGCGACGATTTCGGCCAGATCTCCATCTGCCAGCTCGTGGCCATCGCGCGATATGACGGCCAGCCGGACAGGCAGAAGAAGCTCGCGCAGGCTGCCGGCACCTCGAACTTCGACTACATCCTCCGCAACATCGAACGCGACGACCGCGACCGGCAATGGATCGAATCGGTCGCCGCGCTCCTCGTGGAGTCCGACAGCGGCATCAACCTCATCCCCGACCCCGAAAAGCCCTACAGCGACCCGGAATGGCGATACTCCGGCTGCATGTTCCCGTCCACCGGCACCCCCGAAGAAACCATCGAGAAGATCCGCGAACAGAACCCCGCAGCCGTATCCATCCACATGGAGCAGGTCTACCTCTGGACCCGCCGCGACAAGACCGCCGACGCCGAAAAGGAAGCCCGACGCGCCGCCGAACAAGCCGAACGCGACGCCCGCCGGCACGCGCTCGAGGAATACGCCGCCGCATCCGCAGACAAGCGCATGGCATGGCTCCACGCCAACCTCCACGGCATCAAACGCGACAAGCTCGTCGAAACCACGGCCCGGCTCGGACTCCTGCAGATCATCGACCCGGACCCGCAGGGCTACACGCTGGCGCTGAGCACATGGAACGACGCCGCATGCGGTGGCGAACAATTCACCACCATCAGCGGCATCGAACCGGAACGGGCGCTCGCCGAACTCCGCTACCACCTCGACGAACCCGACTGGGCGGTCTGGGCGGTGCAAATCCTCGCCGCACGCATCGAATGGTTCATCGACCCGACCGACTGGACCACCGTCAACGACACCAGCAGACGCATCCCCGGCTACTACCAGATCCTCCAAGACCTCGGCTACACGCCCACCGACGACGAAACCAGCCACCTCAGCCAGCTCACCGCCGCCATCAGCGAAGCCGACTCCGACGAAAACGAGGAGGACGACGAATGACCAGGAAACAACTCGAAAGACTCGCCCAACTCCTCACCGACACCGCCCAGACCGCCAGCACAATCGAACTGCGAGCGCTGGCCGCTGGCAGGGCAGATGACGGCATCGTGGCGATGGCGGCCGGGCTGAGGGCCAATTGCACTTCGTGTTTGGTGCTGGTCGACGGTCTGATGCAGGAGGGGGTGCGTTGTGAGTGAGTTCGATGATTCCAAGCGTGCCGCCTTGGAGCGGCAGGGATGGCATTGCCTGCGTTGCGGGACGAACATCCATGACCCGTCACGCTGGCCAGGACGCAGTGGCCATCACCGTCAACTGCGGCGGGCGGCGGATCCGGATGTGAGGCACGGTCCGGCCAACATCGTCGAGCTGTGCGGTTCGGGCACGACCGGCTGCCATGGGTGGGTCCACCAGCATGTGAAGGAGGCCGAACGCCTCGGGCTGATAGTCCCGCTCGGCATAGATCCTCTCTCCACCCCAGTGCGCGACTGGCAGGGGAGATGGCTCTGGCTCAACCAGGACGGCACGGCCACGCCATTGACCATGCGCGAAACATTGACAATTCAAACGGAAGGAATGACAAATGCACGAGAATAACGGCAAACCGGAGGCGCTGCTGTGGATCGACTTTGAGACCACAGGCGTGGACAGGCGCAAAAGCCTGCCATTGGAGATCGGTATGGAATGTACCGACATGCTGGGCGAACAAAAGTTCGGATCATTGTCCCGCATCATCCGCCCGGACAGACTCGACCTCCTGTCCATGAGCCCCGTCGCCTTCTCCATGCACACCGACAACGGCCTGCTGTTCGAACTCATGGGAGGCTCCGTGCGCAATGACAGCATGGTCGTCGTGGCCAACGCCGTGGAGGAATTCCTTGACTCGCTCTCCCAGCGCTTCTCCCTCGTCCCCGCGGGGACCAACGTGGACTTCGACCTTGACTTCCTCCGCCGACTCAACCTTAACCCTGACGCGTGGCTCACCTACCGCAAATACGACATGGCCACCATCCGCCGACTCGTCACCGTGCTCGGCGCCCCGGATCCATACCAGGGCGACAGCGGCCCGCACCGGGTGAAATCCTGCATCGCACGCGACATCAAAGACTACAAGGCCATGCTCGAGACACTCGCCGTCAAGACGGGAGACCACAAGTGAGAAAGACCATCAGCCACCTCGCCGACCGGCTCGGAGACGCCATGGCCACGCTGTTCACCCTCCTCGCGCTGCTGCTCATCCCGCACGCCGTCATCAGGGCGATCATCGGACAGGCGCTCCACCAGTGGACACCAATCACGTGGCTCGCCATCCACACCGCACTGACCATCGCGGCGCTCGCCACCAGCCTCGCCAGCTATGCGATCGCCGCACTGCTCGCACCGCCAAGACCGGAGACCTACCAATGACCGAAGACCAGCAAGACCAGCTCGTCATCAGCCTCGACACGCAATACGCCGTCGCGCACGCCATCTACAACCGATTCCACGCCAACGGCCACCGCAAACGCCTTACGTGGGAAAACCTCGACGACGACGGCCGCGAACCATGGCGCCTGATAGCCAAGGACGCGATCACCGAGATGCTGGCCAGCCCGGAGATCGGAGGAACGGCATGAGCCACACCGCGATAATCCTCCTGGCGCTCGCCTTCCTGATCGGCTGGATGGGTGGCCGGGAATGAGCATCATCGTCCCATTGCACAAGTGGCGGTCGGCCGACCCGGCCATCCTGATCGGCCGCCGCTGCATCGCCCGCACCGACGACGACGTCGTCATCGACGGCCGGCTCGAACTCATCCGCCGGCCGGACGGCGCCGCCACCCTCCGCTTCCAGGGCATCGGAAACGACATCATCGACCATGATCCGAACACATGTTCCAACGGCATGGGCGACGGCATACGAAGCCTCGCCATCTACGGAAAGGAATGAAATGCACCACACAGACACCGTCAGAATCGCCACCAACCCACGCAAATGGCGCAGACCTGCACCCTGCCCGGCATGCCGCAAGTCCCGGCCGCTCATCCTGACCCTCGGCACCATCTACAACCTCCGAACCCGCAAACCGGTCAACACCATCTACGGTTGCATCTGCCCCAACTGCCGGCACAAATGCATCCTCCACATCGACGGCAAAAACCTCAAAAAAGCCATCCGCCTCTGGAACCACCACGCCAGCCACCATCAAAGGAACGAACAATGAGAAACACCATCTGCGCCACACTCACCGCCATCACCCTCACCCTCTGCACCGCGCTCGCAGGATGCGGAAGCGCGTCGGAGCCTTCCACGCCAGCGCATGCGGTCCGGTCCATCGAATCGCAGTGCTCCGCCGGGGCCGACGTATTCACGGAATGCATCGTCACTCTGACCGACACGAGGCAAGTGGACTGCGTCGTCTACTCGACGAACGGCAAGCAGGCCGGCCTGTCCTGCGACTGGGACCATGTGAGCGGCGCGGACAAGGAGCCGGCAAGATGAGCTACAACGTCGTCACCCAGGAAGGCATCAGAACGTTCGAGAACATCGACGATGCTGGCGACTACGCGCAGGCCATGTCCCTGAGGACTGGCGAGCCGATCAAGGTGTTCCATGCCGAGACCGGACTCGTCGCATTCACCGTCCGCCCAACCACGAAGGACACGAAATGAGAATCAATTTCAACAGTAAGGATGGCGTTTTCGCCATCAAAGCCGAAAACGAAGAGGAAAAAACCCAGCTCAAAACGTCGGCGCTCGCCATCTGCAATCTCATCATCGATTTTTTCGACGGTGAAGTCCAAGAAATGAAGGCGGCGAAGGAATGAAACGCATCCCAATCAAGGACACAAAATGAGCAATCGAAGTTATTTGGTGCCAAGGCCGCCAGCGTTCGACCATGAGCATCCCAGACCGAAGGAGGAAGGCGAGGTGCTGTACTGCGGAAATTGCCAAAAATGGTACGTATCATGGTTTCCCCTCACCGAAGTCAAAACCATATGGGGCCGCCGCCCCGAATGGTGGATACGCATCTTCCACCGCAAACCATACGAGACGATCATCCAGCAAATACGAAGGGAAACGAAATGAAAGTGAAGAAAACCCTCATGGACATGATCATCAAATGGCATCAGGCCGGATACAGCCTCGATGAGATCGCCCCACTGATGCCGCAAGTCCCCAAAGAGGAAATCAAAGCGATCATCCAACACACCCGCGAATAACAAGAAACCCGACCTTCCGGCCGGGCTCCTGACACCACCAGAAGACTACCACGCCGGAGGGAATCGAACAAATGAACGAACAAAACAACGAATCCCAACCAACACCAAACCAGACACAACCAGCACAAACCAACCAAAACAAGCCAGCGCTCGCCGGCATGTGCCAAGTGTGCGGCGGGGAGTGCAATCTGCGCAATACGCTGTGTGACAAGTGCGATGCCGTAATGAGAGGATGGCTCCGCGACTATCCGTCATGGATCCAAGCCCTGAGCGAGTTTCTGGACAGCACCGCACATTACGGTGGCCATCAGCCCGGCCGGACCAATTTGGCTTCGGCTCCGATGCCGGTCAGGTTGTCTGTGATTGACCATCTGCAGGAGATCGATGATTTGGCTGTCGCTCTTTGGCGGCGGTTGTATGCTCCGCCGGCCATGCCGTGGGCCGATAGCAGGATTCATCCGTCTGTGTTGAAATGCCTGAGTATCTGCGCGGATTGCAATCGTCTTTCACGATTGCCGGACATTGGTCTGATTTGGCGTGACTGGGAGCGGGTGGTGCGCAAGACGCTGGGCATCATCGACGTGCCGCCATCCAGGCACGGCATCGGCAGGTGCCTGAATCCTCTGTGCGGCGTGGAGCTGAGTGCGGAGGTCGGCGCGGTAAGCGTTGACTGTCCGGTGTGCGGCAACGCTTATCGCGTGGTCGATGTGCGATTGGGTTTCCTGCGGGAGTGCATCGAATCGGGCAGGGCGTTCACGGCGGGGGAGTGCGCGGAGCTGCTGCGCGAATGCGGGTTCCAGTGCAATGCGAACACGATTCGCTCGTGGCGTAAGCGTGGCAGGCTTCAGCCGGCCGGTGAGAACGAGAAGGGGCGGCCATTGTACCGGCTTTCGGATGTGCATCGGCAGGTGTTGCGACGCGATTCGATTTGACAAAATCGAAAGTGCAACGCACAATTGTCAGTGGATTAGAGGGTCCAAACCGATACACACGGTTTGGACCCTCACTTATATCCTCCAATGGATTCTCCTGATTCACTTGGGTTGCAGTCCCGTCCTGTCCGAACGGCATATCGGACACGCTCCGCCCACTCCCGTCAGAGTGGACATACCCCAATGTGGCAGGCAAGCCAATCCCGTGCTTCCGTGATGCGGTGAAGCTCAAATCCGCCTGTCCGAATGCCTTCGTAGGAATCAGTGGTAGATCGTACCGGCCGCGAGTCTTTATTGGATTCTCTTCCTTGTGGCCGCGTGTAGACGCGGGTTCGAATCCCGCCGAAGGCACCCATGAAACAAACCCGGGGTAGGGGTATTCGCAGATGATGTGGAGCCCCTACAAGACACGGGAGTGTCCATATATGGGAGCCCCTATACCGGCATTCCAGCAAACCAACGGCGAAGATAATCATTGATAAATCCACGGCACCCCGGGGCCTATACACGTTGGAGGCCACATGAGCAAGCGGCGCAACGAGCGCGTCAGCAACGGCTGGCGGCGCAGACAGCTCAGGGCAAGAGTGCTGGCCGCATACGACGTGTGTGCCATCTGCGGCAAGCCAGTCGACAAGACATTGAAGACACCACATCCGATGAGCGCCGAAGTCGACGAACTCATACCAGTCTCACGCGGCGGCGATCCATACAACTTCACTAACTGCAGGCTCACGCACCGCAGATGCAACAGGTTCAAGAGCGACAAGACAGACGAACACGCACGAGCGCTGCTGGCTGGCAGACAGGAAGTGAAATCAAGCTCGATGCCGTTCAAAACGTTTGGCATCTAGTCTCCGATGACCAGGGCGAGGACCCCGGGTATGCCCCCTCCCGGTCGCCTCGGGTGCAGTGCCGATTTCTCCCCGCGGATTCAAACGTCGGAAACAGGGGAAACAACGAAAGGTCGGAAAGCGAGGGAAGCGCCGATGAAGTGCGAACTCTGCGGCAAGGAATTCCATCCATCCGGCCACGGGAGGCCTCAGAAGTACTGTTCCAAATCCTGCCGTCAGAAAGCGGATTATCGTCGGAAAAAGAACAATCCCGCTCAGGCGAGGAAGAGCAAACCTGTTGAGGCGAAGAGAAAACCGGAGCGGGAACTCGACAGACGGAACTTCGAACGGATGATGGACGGTTCCCATGAGGACACGCTCCGCGAAATCGTCGGCAGACTGCGCGAGGCTCTGCATGACCCGTCGACGCCGGCCAGCGCGTTGCCGTCGATCAGCAGCAAGCTCGCCGAATTCGACGAACGGATGCGCATGGCCGAGGAATCCGGCAGCCTGTTCGATGCGAATGATGACGTGACGGAGGTGACGGAGGATGTCGGAGCGTCGATTGTCTGAGATCGCCCAACGGCTCGTGCAGCCGGAAGACGTCACGTCGAGCGACTTCAACCTGATCAACAGCGCGGCGGCCAAGGCCGGAATCCACTACGACCTGTGGCAGAAGGGCTTCCTCTACCTGCTGTTCGCCAAACGCGCGGACGGCAAATACGCCTGTGGCTCCGGTGGGGCGGTACTGTCTAGCTGCAGGCAGATCGGCAAGACGTTCACGGTCGGCACCGCGATGTTCATCCTGTGCGCCGGACGCGCCGGGACATTGGTCATCTGGACCGCGCACCACACGCGCACCTCCGACGAGACGTTCGCCGACATGTGCGACCTGACACGCAATCCGAAACTGTCCAGGTACGTGCGGAACGTGCGTCGAGCGAACGGCCAGCAGGAGATTCGTTTCGCCAACGGCAGCCGTATCATGTTCGGCGCCCGCGAGAACGGTTTCGGCCGAGGACTGCACTCCGCAGACATCGAGGTGTTCGACGAGGCTCAGATCCTCACCATCAAGGCTTTGGACAACCTGATTCCGATCGTGAATACGAGTCCGAACCCGTTGATCGTGTTCATGGGCAATCCACCGAAGCCGGGCGACCAGTGCGAGGCGTTCGAGGAGAAACGTTCCACCGCGTTGTCCGGCAAGTCGGACGACATGCTCTACGTGGAGCTCGGCGCGGACCGAGACTGCGATCCGGACGACCGGAACGCGTGGGCGAAAGCGAACCCGTCGTATCCGAAACGTACCAGCGAGCAGGCGATACTGCGCATGCGCAATCTCCTCGCCGATGATTCGTTCCGCCGTGAGGCGCTCGGCATCTGGGATGAGACCGCCACCGCGTACGCTATCAGCCCCGACCTGTGGAAGGCCGCCGAGACCGACGACGTGCCTGATGGAGGAACGGTGAGCTTCGGCATCGACATGCCGCCCGACAGGAGCGTGCTGACCATCGGCGCCGCATCGCGGTACAAGGACGGTTCGGCCGTCATCCAGATGGCGAACATCAAGGACGCGCGGCAGGCGGGAACCATGTGGGCCGTTGACTGGCTCGCCGAACGCTGGCACAAGACCGCCAGCGTGGTCATCGACGCGCAGTCGCCGGCCATGAGCCTGCTGCCCGACCTGAAAGCCGCGCACGTGAAGGTCACGGTCACGAACATGCAGGAGATGGGCCGCGCATGCGGCCGGTTCCTCGACATGCTCAAGGCCGGAACGCTCAAGCACCCGCCGGACGAATACCAGCCGCAATTGGCCACCGCCGTCAAAGGCGCGACCACGCGCCCATTGGGGCAGTCCGGCGCAATCGCCTGGAACAAGCTCGGATCGGATATCGACATAACGCCGCTCGTATCCACCACACTCGCCCTGTACGGCGCGTTCACCACGAAACGGCACCCCGGAAGACGACAGGAGGTGATGGTCTGATGGTGTTCTACATGGCCGACGGCACCACAATCAGCACAGCGCCGAAATTCACCGGCAGCAGCTACCTCGACACAGCGAGCGGCAACGTCGGCACCATCCGCGGCGTCGACGACGAGGACATGCCCATCATCCACGAACTGCTGCACGTCTGGCGCGAGAAATACCCGCGCAACCTGATCCGCGGAGCCTACTACGACTGCAAGGAACGATTCAAGGACTTCGGCATCTCCATCCCCGACCAGATCAAGAACAAGGTCGAGGCGATGATCGGATGGCCCGAACTCGCCGTCCGATCGTTGAGCGACCTGAGCGACCTGGAAGGATTCAGCATCTCCGGCGACGACACGATGGGCATCAACGACCTGTTCGAGGACAACCAGCTGGACGTCACCGCATCCGAACTGATCGTATCCTCATACAAGCACTCATGCAGCTTCCTGACCATCGCCGCAGACCCGGAGGATCCGGAACGAATCAGCATGATCCCCCGTTCCGCCGACTGGTCCGCGGGAATCTGGGACAGGCGCAACCACCGCCTGGCCGCCGCGCTGACCATCACCGAAGACGACAAGGACGGACGGATCTGCTCATTCAACGTATGGCTCCCCGGCAAGGTCTACGAATGCTCAGGGCGCCCACTGCCATGGCGCGCGGAGAAAATCGAAACGAACTTCGACCAGCCGACGGTCGTCGCGCTCGCCTACGACAGGCAGATGGACCGCCCGTTCGGCCACAGCCGCATCAGCCGTTCGCTCATGAGCCTCGTGGACGCCGGATTCCGCACCATGGTCCGCATGGAGGCATCGGCCGAATTCTACTCCGTTCCCAAACTCTGGTTCATCGGCGCGAACAAGGACGCGTTCAGCAGCAACACGTGGAAGAGCCTCATCCAGGCGATCAACGCCATCAGCGCCGACGAGGACGGCAACCTGCCCCAACTACAGCAGGTGCAGCAGGCGTCCATGGCACCCCATTCGGACATGCTCAAGACCATGGCCATGCTCGTCGCCTCGCAGACCCGCGTGCCGGTCGACTACCTGGGCATCACACTGGACAATCCGACCAGTGCCGAGGCGATGGCATCAGCGGAACGACGCCTGACCCGCATCGCCGACAAGCAGAACGTGGCCTTCGGACGCGAACTCAAACGCGCCATGGGCATCGCCGTGGCACTGCGCGAAGGCACGAACTCGATACCCGACTCCATGCGCGACGTACACCCGGTATGGGCCCCCACGAAGGAGATCTCCGACGCGGCGCGCGCCGACGCGTTCACGAAGATCGCCGACAAGGTCACCGGCTACGCCGACTCCGACGTCGGACTCGAACGACTCGGCCTGAGCCGTGAGGAAATCACCCGCTTACGCGCCGACCAGCAACGCCAGCGCGCTAAGGAACAGATCGATCAGCTAAAGGCTCGCCTGGCATCGGCCGGCGGCGAGGAGGTTCAGGATGGAACTCAACAGCCTGAACATACCGGAGACGAACAGGAGAGATCTTCAACGGCTGCTTGACCAAGCCTATGCGGGATACGTCGCCGACCTTGATGCATTGGCAGACGAAGCGGCTGACGCTATCGAGGCGCAGTACCGCTCCAACCCGTTGTTCATGCGCGATGTGGTCGAGGACTACTCGAGACAGTCCGCGCAGCTGGCTGACGATTATTTCAGCCAGCTACGCGCTATATGGGCCGAGCAGTCAGGAGTGGATCTGCCGGAGTTCGAACACCCGGATTTGCTTGATCCAAGCGAAGTCCTCTACCGCATGAACGGCGGTTTCTCCGGAACTGACTGGAATGGTCTCAACTACTCCGACCTCGTCGCCGGACGCAGCAATGCCGGATTGAGCGTGGACAGTCTGTGGCCGGAGTTGAAGACCATCGATGACTGGCAGCAGCTCATTGGTGACATGGTCAGCACATCCGCCAGGCTTATGACCATGCGTGACATGCATGCCGACCCCACAAAACCAAAATGGGCGCGCGTGCCACGAGGCAGCGATCCATGCGCGTTCTGCGTCATGCTCGCCACCCGTGGCTTCGAATACCTCAGTGAAGAGACGGCCGACTTCGGCCCCACCTTCCACAATGGCCACTGTCACTGTGATGTCATCAGCAGCTGGGGAAGGCAGAAGCTCAAAGGCTTCGACCCCGACGGCATGAGTGAACGCTGGGAACAATGCAAGACGGCCATCGAGCATCGTCTTACCCACGACGAATACCTGAGAACCCGCAGTTCGCCGGACCAGAAGTTCGGCAACTGGAAACGCAACCAGATACTCGCCGAGATGCGCTGGCGCGACCGAGAATGGCTCCACAGCGGCGCAGAGCCACTGATCAGCTTCCCAAGTGATGGGATGCGTGAGGAAACCGAGAAGGCAAGACCGCAGGAGATACGAACGGCCCAGAGACTGCGCAGACATGGAATCGTCCCGGCCTTTCAGATCGACCATCGTGAAGCGAAGGATCCAGACACTGGGCGTATGCTCCTGATCGGCTTGTCTGATTTGGAAGGCGGCATCGAGCTCAAGACGCCTCAATCAGCAGACAAATTCCGCACTATCGACGGATATATGGGCAGCGCGTCAAAAAAGCCGGATTGCAGACGGCTGATCATCGACAATTCCGAAAACGACAACATGAGCGATGAGGAACTCATCGGAAACATCATGAAAAGTCATCGTTTCAAGAATGGGATCGTATACATCCTGAACAAAAAAGGACAGTTGCTGAGAATCAAGTAAGCGCCGCTGAAACTACCAAAAAGGGCGGTAACAAGGGCGCTTACGTATCCATTCTATCACCTTTTGGTGGATTGCCGGAGCAGACGAACGGACCCGACTGTAAATCGGGCGCTTTGTGCCACGCGGGTGCGAATCCCGCATCCACCACTCAACCGGCCCTCCGGCCGGCGGCGACCATGCGCCGCATCGCGTGGGAGGACCATACGGCGTACCGTGGCGCGGTCGAACTCGGATCCACGGGAAACAGCAAGAAGGAGCACGACATGTTCAACAGATTCCGATTCCCGGCCCGTATCCGTCTCATCGACGGCGGTTCCGGCGAAGGCGGTTCCGGTGAAGGCAACGAGCCCGAACCGAAATCGTTCACCCAGGAGCAGGTCGACCAGATCGTGGAGAAAAGACTGGCCAAGGAGCGCGGCAAGTACAAGGACTACGACGAGCTCAAATCCAAGGCCATGAGACTCGACGAGATGGAGAACGCGGGCAAGAGCGAGCTCGACAAGCTCAAGGAATCGAACGCCGCGTTGCGCAAGCAGATCGACGATGCCGCTGCCGAGAAGCAGCACGCCGAATGGGTGTCCGAAGTCGCCAAAGACAAGGGCGTTCCTGCCGAACTGCTCCGCGGTGGAACCAAGGAGGAACTCGAAGCGCACGCGGACCTCCTGCGAGCGGCACTGCATCCGGCATCCAAGCCGCCGCAGGTGAGGAACCAGACCGGCGCTCCCTCGCACCAGAACAACAGCAAGGACGCCGAAGAGCTCTCGTACATCCATCAGCTCTTAGGTAGATAACGACTGAAAGGACAAGCCATCATGGCGATGAAAACAGACCAGATCAAGCTCCCCGTGAGCGTGGCCACCGAAATCGTGAACAAGGCCAAGGACACCAGCACCATCGCGTCGCTGAGCCCCAGCACGCCGCAGATCTTCTCCGACGCCGACTACCTCGTGTTCAACGGCAAGAGCGAAGCCGAGGTGGTGACCGAAGGCGCGGTCAAGGGCAGCTACGAGCAGACCGTGGATTCCGTCGTGGCGAAGCGCTTCAAGGTGCAGACCACCACCCGCGTCACCAGCGAACTCCAGTGGGCGGACGAGGACAACCAGCTGCAGATCATCCGCAGCATCCAAGCGGATCAGGCAGCCGCTTTGGGTCGTGCGCTCGACTACGTGATCTACCATGCGATCAACCCGAAGACCGGCGCCGCGCTTTCCGGATTCAACCCGTTGAGCACGTCCGCCGTGCAGGTGACCGCCGGCGATGACGACATCAGCAACGTGGATGCCTTGGCCGACGCGCTGAACGACTCCTACGACATCAACGGCGTGGCATTGTCCAAGACTTGGGCGTCCCGTCTGCGCAAGCTGCGCGTGCCCTCCACCGGCATGCGCTTCTACCCGGAGATCCCGCTGAACCTGCAGGCCGGCAGCCTGGACGGCATCACCGCCGCGACCTCCGGCACCGTCAACGGACGACTGGCCTCGACCCCGACGAAGGTGCTCGCGTTCATGGGAGACTTCAGCCTCATCAAATGGGGCATGGTCCGCGACCTGACCAGCGAGATTATCGCCTACGGCGACCCGGACCAGACCGGCGTGGACCTGAAGGCCCACAACCAGATCGCATACCGTACCGAAGCGATGTACGCGTTCGCCGTCATCGACCCGAACGCGTTCGCCGTGCTCAAGACCAAGTGAGGTGAACGATGAGTTTCCCCATCCAGACGCTTGTGATCAACCCCGCAGGCGAGGAAAAGCACACTGTCGGCCCGTTGGACGCGCAGGTGCGGCTTGTCAACACTGACGGCACCGCCTTCTCCGCCGGTTCCGGTGCCTACGAACTGCCGGAGGCCGGCAAGGACACCCTCGGCGGCATCAAGCAGTTCGCGCCCGAACAGACGATTGGCAACGTTGACGGCAACATCGTCAAGGCCGCCGCAGCCGCTCCGACCAAGGATGAATTCGACAAGCTCGTCACGGCTTTCAATACTTTGGCGAAACAGTTCGATGACACTATCACCGGCCTCGCGGCCTCCGGGGTGATCAAGCTGCCGGACAAGAAGTGACCATGACGGACGAACCGGACATGTTCGCCACCTCCGACGATCTCGAACGGAGGTGGCACAAGCTCACCGACGAGGAACGTCAGAAAGCCGACACGCATCTCGCGGACGTGACCGACTACATCAAGGAACGCTCGCCCATCTGGCGGCGGCTCCTCGAAGAACGGCCACGCCTGCTGACGAAGATCACCTGCGACATCGTCCGCAGAATCATGCAGGCCGACCCGTACGACATTCCCGGCGGCATCACGCAGATGAACCAGACCACCGGCAGCTTCAGCGAACAATACAGTTTCGGAGCGCCCACCGGCGATCTCTGGCTGCGCGACGACGAGAAACGCATCCTTGGCATCAACGCTCAGCGCGCGTTCAGCGTCGACATGGCAACGGGGGAGACGTCCTAGTGGAAACCATCGAAGTGTGGCGCGGCCAGTCCACCACCGACACGGACGGCAACCCCATCCAGGGCAAACCCGCCCGCGTCGGCACGTTCCAGGCGATGGTCGCGCCAACCTCCACCACCGACCAGACCGAGGAGCACGCCATCCCGCAGACCACCGAATACACGATCCACATCCGCGGTAGCCAGCCGACAGGCATCCAAGCCACCGACCTGATCAAAGTCAGAGGCATCCTCCTGCCCGTCAAAGGAAAACCGCAAGTGTGGAACAACCTCCACGGACGCCACATCGGCGACGTCATCACCGTGGGCGAACGGGAAGGATAAGCATGGCCAAACGATGCAGATTCGTATTCAACCGCAAGGCGTTCAGCCAACAGGTCCTCAAAAACGAGACATTGCGCTCGCGCATGAGGGACGCGGCCGAGGCCGCCGTAGAGGATGACCGTTGCATGGTCCGCGACCATGACGGCAAGAACCGTAGCGGCGTGGCGATCATCTGCCCGGCACCGGTGGAGAAGGCGCACGGCACGTTGGAGGACACGCTCGGAAGGATGCGCGTATGAGCATCCCGGTCACTCCCCGGCGCACGGAACCCCTGCTCCTGCCCAAACTGAGGACACTGTTCCCGGACGTGACGTTCGACACCATCGAACGAAGCGACCTCGAACCTCCCTTCACCGAAGCCACGCTGGCCGACTCCATGCAAGGCATGAGCACCCCAATCTCGCAGTACGTGCGGCTGCGGCTGAGCGTGCGCTGCATGAGAGAGGACCATACGGGCGACTGGGACAAGGCCGCACGCCTGTGGGCCGACATCGCGAGGGAGATCATCGGGCTTGGAACCGTCGCGCCGCTCATCGACGCGTCACTCGAATCCGGGCCGGTACGCATGACTGACGAGGACAAGAGGCTGGTGTGCGCGTACGGCGTGCTCCTGCTCGAGGTCACCGTCAACTGAAACACAACCAAAGACAACGTGCCGCCACACGCGAAGAACGGAAAGGTGCAGACGAATGTCTGACAACAACGAAAAAACCACCGTCGCCGCGCAGGGCGCGACCGACTACGGGTACGTGTCCAGCGGCAACACCGCAGGCAACGTGCGCCTGATCAAGAACTACGCGCTGTTCCTGTTTCCAAAGGGCGACAGCACGTTCGTGGCTCCGACCGGAGTGGCCTGGACCCCGCCGGCAAGCAAGAAGCCGATCGGCTACTCCACGGAGGACGGCGCCGTACTGCATCCGGAACCGGGCGACAGCACCGACTACAAGGCCCACAACGGCGACATCGTGCTGTCCGACACGGATCCGGGCTACTGGACCCTGCAGCTCGCCGCCATGGAGGGCCGCAAGGATGTGGTGTCGGCCTACTTCGACGTGGACGTCGATTCGGACGGCGGCATCAGCATCAAGGGCGCCGGATTGAAGAAGGAGTGGATCCTCGTGCTGGTCGCGCTCGACCAGCGGGACCGTCCGTTCCTTCTGTACGGCACCAACGCGAAGGTGAGCGACCGTGACGATGTGAGCCTGAAATCCAGCGAGATCATGAACTTCAGCATGACGTTCAAGATGCTCAAGGGCACTAACGGCGAACAGTTCCACGCGTGGGGCCTCGTCATTGAAGACGCCAAGTGACCCATTGATTCTTCCCGTGCGGCCGATGGCGGTCGGCCGCACGGGACACCCATTCAACCGCCAACCATTAGAACGGAGCCAACATGAGCGACAAAGAATACCATGTCGTGGACGTGGACCTGACCGACGCGGAGGAGCTCAAACCCGACGTGCACCTCGAGGTCGCCGGCGTCAAACTCGACCTGCCGAACCTCAACAACGCGGAACTGCCCATCGAACTCGTCCAGGCCATCCTCCTGGTCAAAAGCAAGCCCGCATTGTCCGACGAGGAAACCACGGCCTGCGTGAGCACGTTCCTCGCCTACTTCCAGACGATGCAGCCGAACTTCTGGAACGTGCTGCGCAAGACCAAACGTCCAATGGCCTACCTCACCGCGACCATCAAGGCGTGGGCCGAGGAATCCGGACTGGACCCAAAAGCGTTTACCTCGCCCACCTCTGGAACAACAATCGCGCGGCACTAGCCTACGACTGGATCCGAGCGTACGGGCAGATCTACAGGCCCGTACGCTTCCAGGAATGGGTTGAAGGCCAACGTCCACGAGTCGATTGGGGACTCGCCTGGGCGTTGACCCGCGAAATCCTCAAAGACCATACGAGCCACTCGTGGATGGCGTTGCAGAACGCCGTCTACGCGCCCGACGGAGCCGAACAGGCGGTCTGGACGCTGTCCGGACAACGCAAACGCCCATGGTTCGACCACGAGCACGACCCGCTCCGCCCGCCAACCCCGACGCACAACCTCACCCGCCGTCAACGCGAGGACAGGGAACGGCTCAAAGCCTACTTCCACATCAACGACGACCTCTGACTCCGACCGCCATCGGAATCCCAACCTACGAATAAGGAAACACGATGGCAGCACAGGACATAGGCGTCGCATACGTCCACGTCGAACCATCCGGCAAAGGATTCGGCAAAAGCATCGAAGGCGACATCGGCGACGCCGTCAACAAAGCCTCCAGGAAAAGCTCCAGCACCCTCATCTCGAAGATCGGCGGAGCATTCGGCAAAATCGGCAAGGTCGGCACAGGCGCGATCGCCACCCTCGCCGGCGGCATCACCGCATTGGCCGCCAAAGGCGGCTTCACCCGCGCCCTCAACATCGAGAACGCGCAAGCCAAACTCAAAGGCCTCGGCCACGACAGCGCGAGCGTCACCGAAATCATGAACGACGCGCTCGCCTCCGTCAAAGGCACCGCGTTCGGATTGGGTGACGCCGCGACCGTCGCGGCCAGCCTGTCAGCATCCGGCATCAAGGAAGGCGACCAGCTCACCAAGGTCCTCAAGACCGTGGCCGACACCGCGCAGATCAGCGGCAGAAGCCTCACCGACATCGGCACGATCTTCGGATCGGTCGCCGCGCGAGGCAAGCTCCAGGGCGACGACATGCTCCAGCTCATGTCGAGCGGCATCCCGGTCCTCCAGATGCTCGGCAAGCATCTGAACAAGACCAGCGCCGAAGTGTCCGACATGGTCTCGGACGGCAAGATCGACTTCCAGACCTTCGCCGACGCCATGCAGGAAGGATTGGGCGGCGCCGCCCAGAGCGCCGGAACCACGTTCACCGGCGCCCTGGCCAACGTGAAGGCCGCGTTGAGCCGACTCGGCGAGACCGCAGCCACGCCCGTCCTCAACGGCCTGCGAGGCCTGTTCAACCAGGCCATACCGCTCATCGACTCGTTCACCGCCGCCGTGAAACCGACGCTGGAGAAAGTCGGCGCCGGATTGCAGAAGGGATTGGAGCAGGCAATCCCCACAGCGCAGGCGAAGCTCGCCTCATTCTCCACGTTCGTCCGGAACCTGCCGGGGATCCAGATGCTCATGGCATCGGTCACGAGCCTCAGGGCGCAGCTGTCAGGCCTGGCTGCCGCGATGGTCTCGCTGACCTCCAAACTGAACCTCGGCGGCGAGGCCTCCTCGAGATTCGGCGGCATCGTCTCCGCGCTCGGGAATCTGCTCGCATCGGCCGCGCAGTCCCTGGCCAACGCCGCGGGATGGGCGAAGACGTTCGTCAACACGTTCATCGAGACAGGTGCTCTCCAGCCCTTCCTGCATGCGCTGGCGAACCTCGCCACCGGACTTGCATCGGTGGCCACGGCGCTCGTCTCGGCCGCATCGCAGGCGCTCGGCTTCGACAACTCCGGGCAGACGGCGGGATTGGCGGCACAGCGGTTCGCGGCGGTCCTCGACACGCTCACCGGCGCGCTCATGACCGTGGGCGGCTGGCTGCAGTCGGTCGGGCAGTGGGCGCAGCAGAACGGCGCGCTGGTGTCCGGCGCGTTGAAGGCCATCACCATCGCATTGCTCGCGGTCAAGGGCTGGGACATCGTCTCGGCCGGACTGAAAACGGTTTCCGGCGGACTGAAGGCCATCTCCGCGACCGCCTCCGGTGTGGAGAAGACCGCCACGGCCGCATTCGATCTGATCGGCAAATTATCCGACGTGGGAAGCGCGGCGGGCGGCCTGAAGCAACTCGCCAGCTCGTTCAATATCGTCAAGGCCGCCCAATCGGCGTGGAGCGCGGTGACCAAGGCTGCTACCGCCGTGCAATTGGCATTCAGCGCTGCCTTGGATGCGAATCCGATCGGCATGCTTGTCATAGCCATCGGCGCGGTCGTCGCCGCACTGACATGGTTCTTCACCCAAACCGAAACGGGCAAACGACTCTGGAACAGCTTCGCCACATGGTTCATGGGAATCTGGAACCAGATCAGCACCGCATGCCAGCCAATCCTGCAAACCATCGCCACATTCATCACCCAGACCATGAGCCAAATCCAACAAATCTGGCAAACCGGATGGACACTCATCACCACCGTCCTCCAAAACGTCTGGAACACGATCGGCCCCATCATCATGACCGCACTCACCGCGATCATCACCGGCATCCAAACATTCATCACCACCATCACACCACTCCTGCAAGCCGGAATACAGAACATCCAAACCATCTTCCAAACCGCCGCCACCATCATCAGCACGGTCTGGAACGGACTATGGAACACCATATCCACCGTCGTACAAGGCGCATGGACCATCATCACCACAATCATCAGCACCGCACTCACCGTCATCCAAGGCATCATCCAACTGGCGCTCGCGGTCGTCAACGGGAACTGGAGCGCCGCGTGGTCGGCCATCCAGGGCATCGCGTCGGCAGTGTGGGGCGGCATCCAAGGCGTCGTCTCCGCCGGCATCGGCATGGTCAGCGGAGTGGTATCCGCCGCATGCTCGACCATCCGAAGCGTGTGGGCCGCGTTGTGGAATGGCGTCGGAAGCATTGTGTCGAGCGTCTGGGGCGGCATCGTCGGCACCGTAAGCAACATGGTTGGCCGTGTCGGGAGCGTCGTGAGCGGGATCGGCGGAACCGTCCGGAGCGCGGTGTCCGGCGCGGGAAGCTGGCTCGTCAGCGCGGGACGCAACATCATCCAGGGATTGATCAACGGCATCACAGGAATGGTCGGCTCGTTGTATTCCAGCATCACCAACGCGTTGTCGGGCTTGGTGGACAAGGCCAAGAACGCTTTGGGCATCCATTCCCCGTCGCGTGTGTTCCGCGACGAGGTCGGCGTGATGGTCGGACGTGGCATGGCATTAGGCATCGACGATTCCGCGCATGTGGTCAGCCGTTCCATGGATTCGCTCGTCTCCTCGATGAGCCTCTCCGACGCGGACTGGTCGAAGACCGGCAGGCTGAACGTCACGGCCGGCACCGGCGCCAATGCCGGAGACGGCGATCTGAGGGAACTCATCGCGGCCGTCGAATCGCTGCACGACGACCTCGGATCGATCATCGCCCGATACACGCCGACGATCGGCGACCGCGACTTCGCAAGGAAGGTGAGAAGTGCAATCGCTTGAATACGTGTGCGCGGCCACAGGTGAGCGCATCGGCTTCGAGGGGCCGCTGTACGGCGAGACGCTCACTGGACTGCGCGCCCGCGTCTGGGATTACAGCCTCGCCTCACGTGGCATGACGGGCATCGCACGCAAGGCACGCGAGGCGACAGTCACCGTGAAGATCCACGATTCTCCGGAGACGCTCGACCTATTGCGCCGCCTCGCGGACGCCGACATGGCATCCGGGAACCCGGGCACGCTCGTGGCCGACGGCGAGTGGGAAGCCAAAGCGTGGATCACGAAAAGCGAACCGCAATCCATCACGCCCACGATGGTCGAGACGCAGTTGACCATCGTGCTGGCCGATGGCGTGTGGCGTCGTTCGACCATGACGCATTTCACGCCGCGATACGATTCCGGAAGCGCCGACCTTGACTATCCATATGATTATCCGCATGATTTCGCCGGCATGGCATTGGGTGCCGAGATCGTCAACGACACGTCCATCCCGCAGCCGGTCAAGCTCACGATATTCGGACCGTGCACAAACCCGTACGTCATCATCGGAAACAACCGGTACGAGGTCGACGTGACCGTGCCATCCGGCTCGCGTCTGGAAATCGACGGCACCGGCGATGTCAGGACCGTCACCATGGTCAGCGGCACAGGTCTCGCCACAAACTGCTTCGCGCAGGCCGTGCGAGGGTCGGGCAAGGATTCCGGCCGGTACGTGTTCCAACCGCTCGCGCCCGGAACACAGCCGATCAGTTGGCCGGGAGGATTCCAATTCGACTTGACGGTCTGCGAGGAAAGGAGCGAACCGCCATGGACCTGATCGTCACCGACGCCACAGGCAAACCCGTGGCGAGCCACGCCTCATACACGCTCGACCTCGCGTTCGGTAGCGGGGAGAACGACTTCGAACTGCAGGTCGAAGACGCCGCGCTCAAGGCGGGGAGCCGCATCATGATCGACGGCACCGAGTACGGCGGCATCATCGACGACACGGATGTCGACGTGGACGGAGGCCTGTCCACCGTCACATGGCATGGCCGCGACTGGCATGGAGTGCTCGCTTCGAAGATCATCGAACCGGACAGGAACAACGATTACCTCACCCTGTCCGGCACGATTCCCGTCATCATGCGCACGCTCGTCAGCCGTGCGGGATTGCAAGGCCTGTTCACCGTCACCGACGAAAGCGCCGGCCACAAGACCACCTGCCAGTTCGACCGGTACGTGGACCTGTACAGCGGTCTGGTCAAGATGCTCAGGGCAAGCGGACTCAAACTCCGGTTGCGTAATGACGGCGACAAGGTGGCCATGAGCGCCATGCCAGTCCGCACGATCGGCGACAGCATCGACTCGGACCTCATCGACTTCACCGCCAAACAGGCGGCGCACCCTATCAACCATCTCATCTGTCTGGGCAAGGGCGAACTCAAGGACCGTACCGTCATCCACTGGTACGCCGACGCGAACGGCACGTTCAGCCACACGCAGACACTCAAAGGGCTTGACGAACGCACCGCCACATACGAGTTGTCCAACGCCGAAGCCGACGAGCTCGAGGACAAGGGCAGGCAGAAATTCCAGGAACTTCGGAATACCAGCACCATCGACGTGGACATTCCCGACGGCATCGACGCGGACGTCGGCGACCTGGTCACGGGCCGTGACAACAACACGGGCCTCGTCGTCACTGCCGAGATCTCCAAGAAGATCGTCAAGGTTTCGGGAGGCGTGCTCACCGTCACCTACGAATCCGGAGGTGCCAGCGCCGGCGGCAACAGCGGAGAATCCTCCATCGGTGATGGTGGCCACGCCTACTACGCTGGAGCCGGCCTCAAACTCGACGCCTGGACGTTCAGCGCCGACGTGACCAGAAACGACATCGACTCGCTCAACAACGCATTGTCGGGTAAACAGCCGAAAGGCGACTACATCACCGGCCTGAAAATCGGTTCGGTGGACACGCTCGCCCCCGGTGCACAGGCAAGCGCGTCGCTCACGGGCGCCGGCAGCGACAAAACCTTGAATTTGGGGCTTCCGAAAGGCGACCAGGGTCCGCAAGGGGAGAAGGGCGACAAGGGCGACACAGGACCACAGGGGGCCACCGGAGCGACCGGACCCACCGGTCCTCGGGGAGAGAAAGGAGCGACCGGGGAGCGAGGGCCGCAAGGCGTCGCCGGTCCCGAAGGCCCGCAGGGACTGCAGGGGATACGCGGCGAGAAAGGCGATAAGGGTGATGCCGGCGCGATCGGCGCGGCGGGACCGCAAGGCCCGACGGGTTCCACAGGTCCGCAGGGTCCCACGGGTCCACAGGGAGCGACCGGCCCCCAGGGCAGACAAGGCATCCAAGGTTCCCAAGGCATCCAGGGCCCGCAAGGGGAGAAGGGTGACAAGGGCGACAGCGGCGTATCCGCCCCCTCGAACGGCTTCTTCACGCTCAGCATGGAAGGCGACGGCGACCTGTACGTGAACTATCCGGACAACACGAACCCACCCTCGTTCGTCTGGGACTCCGAGAGCGGGAACCTGTACGTGGACATCCCGGAAAGGTGACACATGGCGCGACTATTGATCGGCAACATCAAAGGCCCCAAAGGTGACAAGGGAGCTACCGGGGCCACCGGCCCGCAAGGCAAGCAAGGAGCGCAGGGCGTTCAGGGAGCTAAAGGCGACGTCGGCCTTCCGGCGCTCGTGATGAAGAAATCCCTCGTCGGCGAATATCCGGTGGGATCCACTTTCACGGGGAACGTGAGCGAATGGTTGAACCGAACACCACTCGCCAACGAATATTCGACCGCATTGTCAGGTGGCGGAAAATACAGCATCGTCTGGCAGTGCGTTTCACAGTCCGGCAGCCTATTCACGGGAAAGACGATTTCCCGTCAATCCATCATCGGTGCGCAAGGCCCTGCCGGACCGCAAGGTCCAAAAGGTGACGTCGGCCCACAAGGCGTGAAGGGCGATACCGGCGAGACCGGGCCTAAAGGAGCCACTGGAGCTGCCGGCCCTACCGGCCCGCAAGGTCCTGAAGGGCTGAAAGGTGACAAGGGTGATAAAGGCGATGTCGGACCCGCCGGAGAAGGAGGCCCTACCGGCCCGCAAGGTCCGAAAGGCGACACCGGCCCTGCCGGACCTACCGGAGCAACAGGCCCCACCGGGCCGCAAGGCAAGCAGGGAATACAAGGTGCGCAGGGACTGCAGGGCCCACAGGGACCGACAGGACCGCAGGGTGCCAGCGGCGTGACGGCGCCAACTTCCGGATTCTTCACACTGCAGGTCGATCCGAACGGAGACCTGTACGCCGTGTACGCGGATACGACCACCGCGTCAGAAGCTCCCGTCTCCTACGATCCGGCGACGGGCGACCTGTACTACATGATCAATGACGGAAAGTAAGGAGCGCATATGACGAAGATTCTGCTCGGCAATGTCAAAGGCCCCAAGGGCGATACCGGACCGCAAGGCAAGCAGGGAGTGCAAGGACCGCAGGGCCCTGCCGGCGCCACTGGCGCGACCGGGGCCACCGGAGCGAAAGGAGAGGCCGGCCAACGCGGCGAGACCGGGTTGCCTGCCTTGATCATCACACGCATACTATCCGGATACTGGACGTCCGCATGCTCGGATTTTGACTGGCGGACACTCAGTTTCAACCGTGCCCCGGTCGTAGGCGAATACTTCTTCGCCATGACCAATGGCGGCAAGAACCTGATGTACGCGCAGATCACAGCCACCGGGAAAAACGTGACGTTCAAACCGGTTTCCAACACAAGCCTCGTCGGACCGAAGGGCGACAAGGGCGAGACGGGCATGAGCGCAAGCCAGGCGTTCATCGCCGCCCACCCGGTCGGCTCCCTCTACTGGACCACCGCCACAACAAATCCGGGAACCACCTACGGCGGCACTTGGAAGGAATGCAACACCATCCTTCCAGGACACATCTACCAGCGCACAGCCTGAAAGAGAAAGGAACATCAATGGCACGAACCACGAACATCACCAGATACACCTGCGACCGATGCCACGCCTCCGCATACCTCGCCGACGGTGACCCACGCACCTCCAGCGACTGGCACGACATCACACACACCACCGTCGACGGAGTCGCACAGGGCGCGCTCGTCTGTACCGCATGCTGGCAGACGTTCAAAGCGCTGGCAGCCACGCAGGACGCCGCCTACGCCGCATACCTCAACAACACAACAGATAGGAAGGAATGACCATGACCATGAATCTCATCACCGGCAAGGCCGGCGCTCCGCACATCACATCCAGCGACCAAGGAGCCATGCAGGCCGGACTGGTCGGAAACGGCAACTACCTGCTGCAAGGCAGCGACGGCAAATTCCCCGCCGTGACCATGCAGTCAGCAAACAAGGCACTCGTCCCGGTCCTCAACCTTGTGATCGAAGGACGATACGCACGCGTCACCGCGGCGGAAACCGTCACCATCGAAAGCGGAGTCACAGGACGGAACCGCAACGACCTAATCTGCGTGAAATACACGCGAGACTCGAACAACATCGAAACGATCGCGCTCGCGGTGCTGAAGGGCACCGCCACCAGTGGCACGGCGGCTGACCCCACGGTACCGTCGGGTAGTATCCTGAACAATTCCGGCACCGTATGGATTCCGATCGCCCGTATCCCGATCAGTGGCATCACCGTTGGAACTCCTGTCATGCTTGTCAAGCAGTTGCCTCCGATGAGCCAACTGTGGGATTCCGTAACCCTGTACCAGGATTCCAATTGGATCATCATGCGTAACGGCAGGATGATTTTGATCAAGTTCAGTGGGAAAATCGGTTCGGGCAGTTGGGATGCTGTTGAATGTCCGGTAAAGCTCGCGTCCTGGTATCGTCCCATCGTTGAATTGTCGACTGTCTGCCTTGTATCAAATGGGCAAACGGCGCGAAGCCTCACGGCCAGAGCTGATGGAACTATCCGAGTGGCGAACATGGGAAACGTTGGCAGCAATCAGGATTGCGTCGGCACGCTTTGTTTCCCAATCCCATGATTTCTAGCTTTCCGTAGCCCTCACTGCTACCTTTAAGTTTCAGGACACAGGATCGTTTGTTGGCGCCCTATATGGTGGATCCAACACGATTACCGTCAAGGGCAACATGCTGTATGTCGATTTGAGCTCTTTCAAATCAACCGTCGAAGTCTCGAACTATAGGGTCTGGTTATATCAGTCAGGGATACGTCCATCGGCCACAATTGGACTGGGATGTGTTGGATCAAGTCTTGCGGATCCGCACTACAACAAGCAAGCGAATTGGAATCCAGATGGCAGTATTACGTTACTTGGCGGGGTTGGCAGGGATAACATCCTGATACAGCGTTTTTCCATGCCGATTCCTAGTGGAGTGACGTTCTCCTAGACAAGTGGCACCGTGATACAGCCTTCGACCCATCCCCCGTTTGCGCTTACTGTCATCTTTCCCGAGGAACGCAAGGCGATGGTGTGCTGCGCCACCTGCACTTCGACGCCATGCAATCCGATGCTCGAATTGGATACTGCGGCGCAATGCACCTCGAAAGCCGCCTCCAAACCGGCTGGGAGTGTGAAAAGCGGGGATGCCTCCCATTCTTTCGCCGCATTCCAGTCGCTACCGACTCGGATTGCGGCGAATGCGACGATCAACAGCTTGCCTACCAGCGCGGTACGGTAATTCACGTTCCAATTCTGGTTCGATCTGGTGAGGGTTACGGAAAGCTATTAAAAGTGGATTTCCACGATTCCGCCTGTGACAGCCACCTCGGGACCAACGAGCAGGTTGACGGTCCCGTCCGGCGCGATCGATACTTGGACTGACCGCTGCAGATATGACGGGTGAATGAATGGAATCGCCACTGTCGTCCCAGACGATAGTATGGCTCTGCCATTCAAAGCCTTAATCGCATTCGGATTGGGTATTTTCCCGATTGGATAGATTCCTCCGTTGCCATTGCTTTTCCCAAACGGCAGGGTTACGGAAAGCTATTCAGGCGAGAATGTAGGTCATCGTCCCGGAGAACGTGCCGCTGTTCTGCCCCGCGCCACAATTGACATAACGGAAATTGCCATTCGTTTCCAGAATGAAATCACGCTGGCTGCCACCATCACGCCCCGACCACGTGCCATGCGTGACGACCGCAGGCCTCCAACCCTCCGGAATTGTACCGAACTGTCCACTGCCCCACGAGTCAGGGCTCGCGCTTTTCCAGTTGATGCTAATCTGCGCGATCTTGCCAGACTTCACGCCGGTCACGGTGCCATACTGTGATTTAATCAAAGTCTGGGTTACGGAAAGCTATTGCAGTGCCATCCAACAGCCGTGCGCCGTGGAGTAAGCGGATTTCGGGTCGCCAAGCATCTGCACCTTCCCATCACGCATGACAAGCAGGCTGAAACCGCAGGACGGGAACGATATGATGCTCTGGTCGGCGAGCGGACGGAACGCTTCTGGGATGGTCTCATTCGCCGTCGAGTAGTTCTGCTGTCCACTGCCGTCGAACTTGACGTTGCCGTTGATCGTGACGATGCGTCCGACGCGACATAGAGTGAGTCTGCTGTTCGTGTATGGAGGTTTCCATGGCTGGGTTACGGAAAGCTACGCGGCTCCGATGATGAGTCTTTCCCATGCCCGCTGCAGACTTCTCAGCACGGACAAATCGGGGCGGAGATAGTAGCGGGCGGTTGTCTTGATGTCGCTGTGACCGAGTTGTCGTGCGACCACTGAGATATCGGCTCCCGCAGCGATTGCCAGAGTGCCGAAGGTGTGCCTGAGGTTCCTTGGCGGCACGCAGGGGAGTTTCATGCGTTGGCACCATGACGTGTAATGAGCTGCCACCTGGTTGGCGTTCAGATCGCCGACCAGCCTGCCGGTTCTGCCGTGGCGCAATTGCGCGAGCCGTTTGACTGCGAACCGTGGTAGTGCGACCGTCCGTCGGCTCTGGTCGGTCTTCGGGTCGGTGACCGTTTCATGTCCAGCGACCCATTGCACTGACCTTTTGACGGTCACGGTTCCCCGGCGTAAATCCAAGTCGGCCCATTCAATGCCGACGGACTCGCATCGGCGCAGTCCCGCGCAGACGGAGACCAATAACCAGACTTCCAACGCGTGACCGTAGAAGCCTTTGAGCAGCCGTCTTACCTGTCTGGCGTCGAGCACGCGCGGCTCATACCGCCGCAGGTGCGGCAGTCTGATTTCACGACGTGTCACGTCATTGTCGGTGACTCCCTTGCGATAGGCGAGTCGGAGTATCGCCCGCAGCACGGCCCACGCCTTGCGCGCGGCGCCGGTCTGATTGAACGAGCCGAGCCACTCCTCGATGTCGTTCGCGGTGATCGACTCCATGTCGACGTCAGCCCATTTCGGCTGGATGTGGCAGCGGTAGGCCGACTCGTAGCCCACCCTCGTGCACTCGCGGAGCTTCCCGCAGGAGGGCCACCAGACCTCATCCACAAACGTTCCCAACAACATTTCAACCTCCAAAATCCCACACGTGGTTATCGCGGCTTCCAACGGTAGCCACGTGTGGGATTTTCCTTTCGGAAGGATTCCCAATGAGCCAGGAAACCATCGTCGCAATCGTTATCGCCATCATCGGCAGCGGAGGCAGCGGCGTGTTCGTCACCTGGATTCTGAGCAAGGTCGACCAACGTCACGATCCACTGCATGAGGGCGTCAGGGAACTGTTGTTCTGCAAACTCGAGGCTCTGCACCGTCAGATGGTCGATGCAGGTGGTGTTGCGAGCATTCCGTTGAAGCAAAGCGCGGAACGAATATATGCCGCTTACCACGGTCTGGGCGGCAATGGAACCGGAACCTCGATGATCCAAGACATACGTGACGCGCATATCGCGAACACAGATTGAAAGATTCAAAAGATTTCCACACCGTCCGTACAAGGCGGACGGTACGGACAAAGGAAAGGAGAGGAATTGAACATCCTCAACAAAGGCAAGCCGAAACACAAGCGCATGAATCCACGCCGACAATGGCGCAAGCTACTGACCGCGCTCGCGGTCGCCATATCCATGGCGGTCGCGCCGGCCGCGATGGCCGACATGAACGGGTACGACATCTCGAACTGGCAGTGCGGCATCGACACCGCGACCGTGCCGGCCGATTTCGTCATCGTCGGCACCACATGGGGTTCCGGCGGCGTGTACGGTGGTTGCCTGTCCAACGGCGTTAACACCGACGCTAACCGTCAGCTCGCAGGCGCCATCGACAGCGGCAAGGAGACCGGCGTCTACCATTACGCGCGCGGCGGCAACCCCGAGACCGAAGCCCGGTTCTTCGTCGACAACGTGCGCGGATACGTGCACAAGAGCGTGCTGATCCTCGACTGGGAGGCGCAGGACAACACGGCATGGGGCGACAAGCAGTGGCCGCGCCGCTGGGCGCGCGAGGTCAAGCGTCTGACAGGCGTCAACCCCATCATCTACACGATGGACTCCGGGTACTGGCAGGTCGCCGGCATGGAGACGGAGCTGAACTGCGGCATCTGGATCGCACAGTACGCGACGAACCTCGTCACCGGCTACCAGACCGCCCCGTGGAACATCGGAGCGCGCGGCGAGGTGATGAGGCAGTACACGTCCAACGGCAGTCTCAGCGGCTGGTCAGGACGCCTCGACCTGAACAAGTTCCGCGGCGACCGCGCGGCATGGCGCAAGTACGCGAACCCCGACGACAAGGGCACGGCGAGCCTGCCGAACGTCAAGCCGACGCCACAGCCAACGACAGCTCCGACGATCGACCTGGACGCTTTGGCCACGCGCACCATCCGCGGCGACTTCGGCAACGATCCCGCACGACGACAGGCGCTCGGATCCAACTATGCGGCGGTCATGGCCATCGTCAACCGGCGACTGTCCGGCAGCGGCGTCACGACGCCATCTGGCAATACCGGCTACTGCGTCGTGGTCAGCTCCGGCGACACCATGAGCGCGATCGCCAGCCGTACCGGCCGCACGCCGGCCAGCGCGTGGAGCGTGCCCAGCGGCAACATCAACCGCATCTGGCCAGGTCAGCAAGTCTGCTACGGCGGGTCCACCGCCTCTAGTGTCGGTGCCCATGTCGTAACTACCTCGCACGTGGTCACCGCAGGCGAGAGCCTGTGGGTCATCTACGGCCCGTCGGGATGGCAGGCGGCCGCGCAACGCAACGGCCTCAGCTACCCCTACGTCATCCACCCCGGCCAGGTGCTCCGCTGATAAAACACTCCCGCAACGTAAACGTTGCGGGAGTCATATCTACAACACTTGGAAAGGATCAAGATGGACATCTCCAACGCAACGGCGCTCGCATCCGCGATCGTCGCACTCGTCGCACCGGCATTGGTGCAGGCGTTCAAGAAATACATCCCAGGCGATTACGTCGGACTGGTAAGCCTTGGCTCATCCATCATCCTCGGCGTCATCGCCGTCGGCGCTACCGGAGGCTTCAACCATGCGACATGGGGAGTGACGCTCGCCGCAGTGGTGGGCGTCTCGCAGGCCGTGTACGTGCTGGTCAATCAGGCATTCGGCGGCAAGCTCAGCAAGGATCGGATCTCTGACTAAGAGTCCATATATAGCCATATAGCCCCTTCCGTGGTATTCGCTCCATGGAAGGGGCTTTTTCTTCATTCCGCATACAAACCGCATACAAAGACCGTCACGTTGCGTTCCATACAGTCATAACCAGTCACAACTTGCAGGATGGCAAAAGCGTTGAAATACCAACGTTTCCTAATCTCCAAACATTCTGGCAAACCAAACCTAAAAACCACCAGATATAACAGGATGTCGCAGGTTCAAATCCTGTCAGCCCGACGAAAATCGTTGGAAACAAAGGCGTTTCAGACGGTTTGAAAAATCCTTTCCCCGGTTTCCGGTACAAACACGACGATCGCGGGAATTCCTCGTGGCATTTTGTGATATTCGCATAGTTCTGTCCGCCTGGGTTTTCAAACGGAAATGGTATGGATGGCATTTGATTGTCGAGATCGAGCAAGATACGCACGCTACATGGCGAGATTGAAGCGTTGTTTGCCACGGGTTTTGGATACGATAAGCCCT